ATACCGCCGCCGTACTGTTTATTGTGAAACTTGCGCCCGCCGATCTTGCGCGCGCGATGCAACGCCAGGGTATATTTTGTGCTGACCGGTATCCATTCATCCCCGCTGCGGTCTAACTCCTCACGCGTGAGCAACGCCAAGAAATGGCACACGTAACGCGGGTTTCCATTGCCATCGTTTTTTATACGTTCGAATTGATATAAATTGTCCATGATTTTACCCTTTAGGTTAGATTGTCGGCTCGCATAACGCGCGCCCCATAACGCCCGCTTGCGCGGGCGCTATAAGTCGCGTGCTAGGCCGCTACCGGTTCCGCTACCGGCGCGTCAATTGTCCGCGCGACGTCGCCAAGCGCCCACTCCGGCGCGCGATAGTCGGCGTATTTTGTAAGGCATTTTTCCTCGCGTAAGGGCAGTATCACGCCGGTAAAATCGTGCGCGTAAACGCCGGACAATGTAACCGCCGTGCCGTTTGCGCCGTTATACCAAAAATGCGGAAATGCGGTTTTACTGCCACTGGCGATTTTCTGCGCCTGGGCAAACTTGGCTATTAGCTCTGGATTAAACTGCGCCGGTTCGCCGCTTGCCTGCGCCGGGATAACGCGCGCCATTGTCGGGAAAGTACCGTCCACCGCCGTCCAATTGATCGACACGCCACCGACAACCGCCAGCGTGCCGGTTTTACCGTCGGCGGTTTCGATTACCAATGCATCGCAGTTATTTTTGGCCTTTTTCGCCGCTTTGACGATATCAATTGGCAGTAGGATAGTCACGGCGCCGTCGATCTCTTCATTATCCTGTGCCGTACGCAGCATGCCCGCGCAGTGTCCATCGGTGGCAGTAAAGCGCGTTTGCACTGGCGATGCCTCAACGCGCACGGCGTTTAGATAGTACCGAATATCGTCTTTTGCTGCAAAACATGCGACGGTGTGCAAAGCTGACAATTGAGCGTAGATTTTCATGGTGATACCTTTCGAGTTTAGGTTACTAAAGAATCCGCGCGCGCTAGGTTAGCGCGCACGGTTTACTACGGTTTACAGCTGCGGAACGATAAACGGCGGTATGTAATCCTGCGATGCCGGGTCGCGCTGGCGTATTGCCAATTGAAACTTCTCTTGTTGCGCGTTGGTATTGCCTGGCTCGCGCACGAATTCGTGCAACTGCGCCGTAGTATATGCCGGGTATAAGCGTTTAGATTTTAGGGCGCCGTCCATTACAGCTCCAGAAAACATAAGCCAAGCATGACTGGGAAGAAACTGGCAATCATAAACGCTAGGCCGGTTTCCATATTTGAAACTAGAAACAAGCTCAAAAAAGGCATCATTAGACCGGTCAGGATTAGGAAAAGCGCGGCAGTGTTTTTGATAGTTTGCATGTAAACCCCTTGCAGTTAGGTTAGGTTAGATTCTTGGACAGCGGATTCATTACATCATACCCATTTACACTTTGCAAGGTTTTTACATACAAATATTTTGAAGCGGGCAACCCTGGGTAATGATGCGACGGTTTATGGGCACTTAGTTAGGGTAGCCTAAAAACGCCCCGTTTTCATAGGGAGATTGGCATTATTGGCAGTCTCTAGTTAGTAGTCTGATTTTTGTAAAAAGTATATATATGGCACTGGCGCGTAATCTCCTCCGTTTTGGGCGCGATTTTTCCGGCATGACAATATTGCCAATAGTGCCCATAACTGCCCAGCCCGCAATGCACGTTTGCAAGGCGACTACATGCAAACTGCAAGGAGGTTACATACAAAAAACTACATGTTGCAGGCTACCAGGTGACAGTCTGTGAGTGCCCACTAACCCAATGCGATCCCGGCTTTGATGTAAGTGCCCACTAACTTTGAGGTGAGGGCACACTAACTTTGAAGTGAGGGCACACTAACTTGGAGCATGGGGGGAGGGAGGGCCTTGCGCTGGCCGTGTCGGTCACGGCATCGTTTGTGAACAATTTGAAAAATAAACAGCTACAATTAAAAAAGATGTGCTAAAATTATTTTTATTTTTTATTAGGAATTTGGTATGTTTAAGCCAATCACTGGTTACGAAGGGCTATACGAAATATCGCCAGAAGGCCGCGTCCGAAACGCCCGCACCACCCGGCCCATACCGGTTAAGTCCGGTCGCGTCACACTAAGCAAAAACGGATTGCCTACGACAGTGAGCGTTAAAGACTTAGCACCCTCGTATGCGGTTTTACCGCCGGAAACTCTGGCGGCTAAGACCAGCAGGCGCGCCGCCGCGCGCGACAGTTACGGCCCTTGGGCAAACCAAACCCACGTGCCCAGGCATACCGGCGCTGCGGGAGAATACTTAGTCTGCGCGGTATTGGAACGGTGCGGCGTTTTTGCCGTTTTGCCGGCGTGTAACACCGCCGAATACGATGTTATCGGAGACTTTGGGCGGGGGCATTTCTTTACTGTGCAAGTCAAAACTACAACGTGTGCTACCGAAGGCCGGGCGGGGGATACGCCGGCGTATAAATTTAGTGGTTTACCAGCTAACCAAGATGCGTGCGATATTTTTGCTTTTGTTGCGTTGGATACGTTTAAGGTTGTGTTTGAATTGGCACGGGAGGTATACGCGGTATCGCGGTCATTTATGGTGGTAGATTTTGAAGCTAAAGCATCCGAGTCAACAATCAATACCTTGCAAAAATTGTATGCCAAGCAAACATAGGCAAAATTGTCATATTGGCAAACAAGAAACAGTCGTGCTATAAACGGGCTATGTTCAAGTCACTCCCGTTCACACCGCGCGTTGTCAAGGCGACAGAGCAACGCTTGAACGCCATATACACTGCTGCAAATTTAGGTTTAAAAGGGGATTCACTGGCGCTAGCGGCCGGGATGCTCCCCACGGAGTATCGCCAATTGTGCCAATTTGACCCATTGGCCGAGATGGCCGCGCAGAAGGGCAAGGCCGACAACGAAATGCAAGCCGCCCGCCGACTGAACGAGGCGTCGGAACAGGGCGACGCTAAAGCGAGCCTGGCGATCCTGCAACACGTGCACGGTTGGACGGCCAAGACCGAGATCAGTGTGGACGTGTATCAGAAGATCAGTGTGCTAACCGCCCTTGAGGAAGCCCGCGCAAGGGTGATCGACGGCCAAGCAGTCGAGGTTGAGGACGCGCAACCGCACCGGCGCCCCCCGGCGCGGATGATCCACGTGGAACCCGATGCAACAGCCCATCTATAAGTCCGACGAAGAACAGAAGTTGATGGTGGAGCTATGGTCGCCGGCACTGGCCGACGACCCCGAGGCGTTCGTGTTGTTTGCGTTTCCGTGGGGGCAGAAGAACACCCCGCTGCATAAGTTCAAAGGCCCGCGCGCGTGGCAACGGCAGGTGCTGCGCGACATTAAGGCGCATATACAAGGTAACAAAGGCAAGGTGCAGATGGACACCCTGCGGGAAGCCGTTAGCAGCGGGCGCGGGATCGGCAAGTCGGCACTGGTCAGTTGGCTGGTGCTGTGGATGCTGACCACCCGCATCGGTGGCAGCATCGTCATCAGCGCCAACTCGGAGAGTCAACTGCGGTCGGTGACCTGGGCTGAGCTGACCAAGTGGGCAGCGATGACCATCAACAACCACTGGTTTGAGATTAGCGCAACGAAGCTGGTGCCGGCGCAGTGGCTGTGCGAATTAGTCGAGCGCGACCTGAAGAAAGGCACACGCTACTGGGCGGCAGAGGGCAAACTCTGGTCGGCGGAGAATCCGGACAGCTACGCGGGTGTGCATAATCAAGACGGCATGATGTTGATCTTTGACGAGTCAAGCGGTATCCCCAACCCGATATGGGAGGTGGGCGCGGGGTTCTTTACCGAGAACACGCCAGACCGGTATTGGTTTGCCTTCAGCAACCCGCGCCGCAACGAGGGCTACTTTTTTGAGTGTTTCCACGCCAAGCGCGCCTTCTGGAACACTCGCAGCGTGGACGCGCGCACCGTCGAGGACACCGACAAGAAGGTATACGAGCAGATTATTGCGGAGTATGGCGAAGACTCACCGCAGGCCAAGGTTGAGGTGTATGGTGAATTCCCCGACGCGGGCGAGGATCAGTTCATCAAACCCATGCTGGTCGAGGACGCCATGAACCGCGACAAGTGGAAGGACACCACCGCACCCATAGTATTAGGGATCGACCCGGCGCGAGGGGGCGCCGACTCAACCGTGCTGGTGGTGCGCCAGGGGCGCGACATTGTGGCAATCAAACGCTACTCGGGCGAGGACACCATGACGATTGTTGGGCGGGTGATCGACGCCATAGAGGAATACAAGCCGATCCTGTCGGTAATCGACGAAGGTGGCCTCGGCTACGGCATACTTGACAGGTTGACGGAGCAGCGTTATAAGGTACGCGGGGTAAACTTTGGCTGGAAGGCCAAGAACTCTATTATGTGGGGCAACAAGCGGGCGGAAATGTGGGGCACCATGAAGGATTGGTTGAAAACAGCATCCATTCCAAGCGACCGCCAGCTAAAAGCTGATCTGGTCGGCCCCATGAAAAAGCCTAACAGCAGCGGCACGATTTTCCTTGAGGGGAAAAAAGAGATGCGTAGTCGTGGACTAGCCTCACCGGATGCCGCTGACGCGCTGGCCGTCACCTTTGCCTTCCCCGTCGCGCACCGCGAATACCGCGAGCCTGTGCGGCGCGTAAACTCTCAATCAAACGCCGCAACCAGTTCATGGATGGGGTCATGAAGAAAAGCGTGTCGTTATCCGTTGGCCGTGGCGAGAAACGTTCCGTTAGCCAAGGCGCCGGCTTGACCGCCAAAGGGCGCGCTAAGTATAACGCGGCGACCGGCAGCAATTTGAAAGCCCCCGCGCCTAGCCCCAAGACTGCTGCCGACAAAGGGCGCAAAGCATCGTTTTGCGCCAGAATGTCTGGCGTGGTAGCCAAGGCCAAAGGCCCGGCAGAACGCGCAAAAGCCTCTCTTAAACGGTGGAAGTGCTGATATGAAACCTGGACTCTACGCCAACATCAACGCCAAACGCGACCGTATCGCTGCGGGCAGCAAAGAGAAGATGCGTAAGCCAAGTGCCCCCGGTGCGCCGACCGCCAAGGCGTTCAAGCAATCGGCCAAAACTGCAAAGAAACGCTAACATGCCCCTCGTTAAGTCAAAATCTCCCGCCGCCTTCCGAAAAAACATTCGGGCTGAAGTGGCTGCGGGCAAGCCGGTCAAGCAGGCCGTGGCAATCGCCTATTCCGTCAAGCGCGCTGCGGCGGGCAAGAAGAAGGTTAAATAGTGGCCTATCAGGACACAGGCATTAACGAAGCCGGCGCCGTAGCGTCGGGCGGCACCAAGTCCGACCGTGGCAACGGCGAGATGCTGGCGACGATGCGTACGCGCCTGACAATGGCGATCTCGGCGTATTCGGACAGCCGCGAGGACGAACTGGACGACCTGCGCTTTCGTGCGGCCTCACCCGACAACCAGTGGCAATGGCCGGCAGACGTGCTGGCAACACGCGGTTCAGTGCAAGGCCAGACGATCAATGCGCGCCCGTGCCTGACCATCAACAAGTTGCCGCAACACGTCCTGCAAGTCACCAACGACCAGCGGCAGAACCGGCCTAGCGGCAAGGTCATTCCCGCTGACGACAAGGCCGACATTGAGGTGGCCGAGATATTCAACGGCATTGTGCGGCACATTGAGTATATCTCGGACGCCGACGTAGCCTATGACACGGCCTGCGACAACCAGGTAACGTTTGGCGAGGGTTACTTTCGCATCCTGACCGAGTATTGCAACGACGACAGCTTTGACCAAGACCTGCGAATTGGGCGCATACGCGACAGTTTTAGCGTCTATATGGACCCAACGATCCAAGACCCCTGCGGTTCGGACGCCGAATGGTGCTTTATATGCCAAGAAATCACCAAAGAGGACTACGAACGCCAGTTTCCAGACGCGGCTACGTTGTCCAGCCTGCAATACGGCGTGGGCGACGGGCAACTGAGCGCGTGGATCAACCAAGACACGGTACGGATCGCGGAATACTTCTACATTGAGCATGAAGCCAAGAAACTGCACCAGTATCACAGCGGCATCACCGCGATGGCCGGTTCGCCCGAGGCAAAGCAAGCCGAAATGATGGGTTTGAAGCCGATAAAGACGCGGGATGTGGACGTTAGGTCGGTCAAATGGTGCAAAACCAACGGTTTTGAGATACTAGAAAAACGCGATTGGATGGGCAAATTTATCCCCGTTATCCGCGTGGTCGGCAACGAATTTGAGATTGATGGCCGTATGTATGTTAGCGGTCTGGTGCGAAACGCCAAAGACGCGCAGCGCATGTATAACTATTGGGTAAGCCAAGAAGCGGAAATGCTGGCCTTGGCGCCAAAGGCACCGTTTATTGGCTACGGCGGTCAGTTTGAGGGTTACGAGCAACAGTGGAAAACGGCCAACATCAACAACTGGCCGTATCTGGAAGTCAACCCCGACGTAACCGACGGCCAGGGCGGGCCATTGCCGCTACCGTCGCGGGCGCAACCGCCGATGGCCTCCAGTGGCCTCCTGCAAGCTAAAGCGGGCGCATCCGACGACATTAAAAGTTCGACAGGCCAGTATGACTCTAGCCTTGGCGCCACCAGCAACGAACGCTCCGGGCGGGCGATTCTGGCGCGCGAGAAGCAGTCGGATACCGGCACCTACCATTATGTGGACAACCTGGCGCGCGCCATTCGCTACGCGACGCGGCAACTGGTCGATCTGATCCCAAAGATTTACGACACGCAACGCATTGCCCGCATCATCGGCATAGACGGCGAAACGGATCAAGCGGCTATCGACCCGACGCAACCGATGCCGGTCAAGAAGATTCAGGACGAGCGCGGCATCGTCATCAAGAAAATCTATAACCCCGGTGTTGGCACCTACGACGTGGCGGTCACGACCGGCCCGAGTTACATGACCAAACGGCAAGAGTCGTTAGACGCCATGAGCCAACTGCTGCAAGGCAACCCGCAACTGTGGGCGGTGGCCGGCGACCTGTTCATCAAACACATGGATTGGCCGGGCGCGCAGGAAATGGCCGCACGGTTTGCCAAGACCATCGACCCGAAACTGCTGTCCAACGAGGACGATCCGGCACTTCAAGCAGCCAATCAGCAGATGCAAGCGATGGCTAAAGAGATGGATCAGATGCACATGATGTTGCAAAACGTCAACAAGTCGATGGAAGCGCAAGATTTGCAGGTCAAACAGTTTGAGGCCGAGGTCAAAGCCTACGACGCCGAAACCAAACGTATCAGCGCGGTGCAGGCCAGCATGTCGCCAGAACAGATTCAGGATATAGTCTTGGGAACCGTGCATGGCATGATTACCTCGGGCGATCTGGTGAGCGAGATGCCAGGACGTGACACCGACATGCCGGGTATGGCCGAAATGCCGCAAGAGGGCATGGAACAAATGCCACCGCAAGGTATGGAACAGATGCCACAACAAATGCCACCGATGGGGATGCCACAGTGACCAAAGCATGTGATTTTGTAGGGATGCTGTTCCTAGCGCGCGATGTGGCGCACAGCGTCCACTTGAACACCCGCAGCTACGCCAAACACGTAGCCCTGAACATCTTTTACGATCGTATCGTGGGCGCTGCCGACGACTTTGCCGAAGCCTACCAAGGCCGGAATGGTCTGATTGGCCCAATCTCGCTTATGTCGGCCAAGAAAACGACCAACATTATTGAGTTTCTGGAAGATCAACTGAAAGAAATTGAATTGATTCGGTATGATGTGTGCGACAAATCTGATTCTTCGTTGCAACAGCTTATCGACAACATTGTCGAAATATATCTTCGCACGCTCTACAAGTTGCGCTTC